ACAGTTCAGTGCTGTTAGGAACCACGCTTTACGCCGCAGGGCTTTACCGTGAACGTGGCACAACTGGAGACAGTTACGCGTCGTTCGGTGACATGACAGGACCACCGCTTATGACCTTGGGTCGAGTAAACCAGTTGCTCGGCATTAAACGATCGCAGTGTGCATGAAATGGCAGGCATCTTCACGGACACCGTTGACACCGTGTCAGCGTCGCTCACAGCCCTCGGGCTTAAGCCTGTCACCGATCCGCGCAACGCACGACCGCTCACCGTGTTCGTGGAATTACCGACGTTCACTTGTTTCAACAACCAAATCGCAGACATCACAGTTGATCTCCGAATCCTCGGCGCGCCACCCGGCAATAGCGATTCGGCGAACTACATTCTTGAAGTCTGCGACACCATTATGAACAGTTCTATTGCCGTTGTGAGTGGCTCACCGTCGCTTGCTCAAATCGGTTCACAAGAATTACCCGCATACGACCTAACAATTAGAATCGCTTCCAAGCGCATCCCATAAAGGAAAAACCATGCCCACAACAAAAACCGTTTACCTGTCCAACCCAACCGTCTTAATCGGAGCCGTGGATGTCACGCAGAACACCTCTGCGGCCTCGCTTGAGATCGGTTACGACTCACTTGAATCCACGACCTTCGGCGATACCGGGCACCGCTTCGTGTCGGGCCTCCAAATGGTGAACGTAACCTTGACAATGTTCAACAACTACGGCGCAGGCGAAGTCGAAGCCACTCTGTTTGATGTTGTCGGAGACGGCACCACCACACTGGTCATCTCGCCAGCAGGCTCAACCGAATCAGCAAGTAACCCTGAGTACACAATCAGCAATGCAATGATGTCATCGTTCACCCCAATCGTCACAACCGTTGGAGAACTGAGCCAAGTCTCAGTCACCTTCACTGGTGGCACTTGGGTCCGCGACATCGTCAGCCCGTAATCAACAACTAACAAAAGGACCCCGACATGATTGGCATGACATTAAAAGTAGAAATGGCTGACGGTGAAACATTCGAAGCACCGATCACCTACGGAGTTGCGTGCAGGTGGGAAGATCACCACCCCACGCTCTCCGTGGGCCGTTTCTTAGAAGATATGAAGTTCAAGCCTCTCGCATGGTTGGCTTGGGATGCGTTACGAACCAAAAAGATTGTGGTCCCAATGTTTAACACTTGGGTTGAAAACGTCATGGATATCACGTTTATCCCAAAAGCCAAACAGGGCCCGCAGGAAGAGCAACAAACCTGATCGCGCAGCTTGCTGTTCGTACAGGCATCAGTCCGTTGGATCTGATGGAAACACCAGCTCAGATCATTGACGAAATGATCAGGTTGATAATCGAGCAGAACGAGAGCAAGCGATGAGTCTGGGAATAAGTTTGGAAGTGAAAGGCCTCAAGGAGGCATTGCGCACCATAAATTCCATTGACCCTAAATTGCGTCGTGCTTACGGCAAGCAGATCCGTGAACTAGGCAAGGTCGTTGTTGACGCAATTACACCGCTGGTTCCGTCGTCGTCGCCCACTCGAGGCATGGACGGCCCGTGGCGTACCGGGTGGAAGAACGGTCAGACCAAGAACATTGTGGTTAAGACCAACACTCGAAAAGCACGCAAACGCAACATTGAAAAAGGTGCCCAGTATGAAACTATTGGCACGATCACTGTAGGGACAAAAGGTGCAGCACTCGCGATTGCAGATATGGCTGGCAAGGCTGGCGGTGGAGGCCGTGGTGGTCCGCGTAGTCGCCCAAACTTTTCGGGATTACTTACGCAAAAGATTGGTCGCGGTCCGTCGCGCATGGTTTGGGCTGGTGGCGAAAAAGCGATCCCAGACTTCCAAAAAGCCTTAGAGCCTGTTATCAAAGAGGTAATCTTTGAAGCGAACAAGGAACTAATGAAAGTTAAATTCTGATGGCAATTAACATTCCGATTCTTACTGAGTTTTCCGATGCTGGCATCAAATCCGCTAAAGCCGCTTTTGGTAATTTTAAGACTGCCGTTGCTGACGCCGAGGGTGGAATGGGCAAGTTTAAGGCTGGTTCCAAAGTCGCTTTAGACGCCGTTAAAGCCAACGCCGCAACATTCGCTATAGCAGCTGGTGCCGCAATCGGTAAGTTTGCTATTAAAGCAATTGGCGACTTTCAAGACCTCGCACTTTCTGCAGGCAAATTTTCGGACGCTACAGGTCTGGCCGTTGAGGACGCCTCACGCTATATCGAAGCCGCTGGGGACATTGGTGTCCCAGTTGACGCCCTCGAGGGCGCTATTGGACGACTCAACAAAACAATCGGTGCTGACCCGGACAAAGTGCGAAACCTTGGCGTAGACCTCGTGTATCTCAAAGATGGATCGTTAGACGTCAACGAAACATTCCTAAACACAATTCAGCGAATTAAGGACATTAAGGACCCAGCCGAAAAAGCAAGGGTTGCCGCTCAACTGCTTGGCAAGGGCTGGCAAGGGATGGCCGAACTTATTGAAGGTGGCGCGGACGATCTCCGAAAGTCCCTTGACAGTGTTTCGGGTTCAAAAGTTATTAGCGAAGATGATTTGCAGAACGCTAAAGATTACCGTGACGCTGTAGATCAACTTAAAGACAAATTTGAAGCAGTTACTTTAGAAGTCGGCAAATATCTTGTCCCTAAATTAGTTCAAGTTTTAGAAATTGCTGAAAAAATTAGTGACACAGTGGGCCTTATTCCTGATCCATTGTTGCATCTTGCTACAGGTGGTTTTTTTGCTAGTGCTGACGGTCAGCCTGGTTTCGCACAAGAAAAGGTCGCTGGCTTAAATGCCGAAATGGATAAATACAAACAGTATTACCGCAGTCGGATTGACGCCATAGAGGGCGTCACTAGAGCAATTGATGAACAGGGTGAAGAAGTTTCAACAACAGATTTAAAGTGGCAAGGTTTAATTGGAACATTAAAACTTGACAGTGCCATGGCTGATGCTAAAGCACAGTTAGACCAACTAAAAGAAAAAGCTGTTGAGGCTTTTAACGGTGCCGATGGTGCTTTAAGCGAATATGAGCAAGGGCTCATTGACGCCAAACTAATGATCCTTGATCTTGCCGAAACTATTGCGTTGACTGACTCACAAAAAAATCAGATTCGAGTCCTTGTTGACACTGGCGAACTTGAGCGCGCTCTAGGTCTTATTAACGTCATCACGGCTGGCGGTTACACGCCTGAACTAAACGCCATGCGGTTCCGTGGTCCGAGAGCCCTCGGGGGTCCCGTCGCACCGGGCGGTTCATATCTTGTCGGTGAGCGCGGGCCAGAGTTGTTTACACCGTCGTCGTCTGGGAACATCACGCCGAACCACGCGATGGGTGGCGGTGCCAACATTACGGTCAATGTTAACGGTGGCGACCCTGACGCAGTGGTGCGAGCAATCCAAAAATATGCTCGACAAAACGGTGCGATCCCATTACAGACCACGACAGGCGCAAGGTTCTAAATGGCTATTACGACCGCTTTTACGATCACGATTGGCAACCTTGGCGCTTCATATGACATCACGTCTGAAGTCATGTCGTTCAATGTGAACACGCAGGTTTCGTTGGCTGAGATCGGTACCAGTAATGGCTCAATGCTCATAAAAAACTTCACGGGGTCTTTTACACCGGGTGGCGGTGGCACATACGGGTCGGTTGACTGGTTTAATCAGGCCGTACTAATTAACGGCACTACAACGGTTGGCGGTGTGCCTACCAGTTTCAAACTGTTTCACGGGATCGTTGACACTTTTGCGTTAGACGACAACGGTATCAATTCGTATGTGACTATTTCGTTTGTTGACGCTTTTACCGCTGGTGGTAGTTCGGCTCCTGTAGATACCACAAGCATTGGTTTTAATGCCTCTTTAACAATTGACTTTATATATGAAAATGGGATAGCTGCAAACCCTGCCAAAATGCCAACACTTGGCGGCACCAATACAAGTTACTCAACTGTTCCTACGTTGTTAAACGACAATTTTTCAGTTTCTTGCAATCAACCTAATATTGGAAATAGTTGCAAATCTTCAACACAATTAATAGTTACCGCAATTGGGCCGTCCATGGTTATTCCTACAACAATCACTTTGACAAACCCTGATTTTAATTATCAACTTATTGATTACACCATGACTCGAAACGCTGCGAACAGGACAACTTTTCTTTTTAAAGACAAAACTGTCTCGGGGACACAACTGCCTATTGGTGATCTTGTTACTGGTTACGACGAGGACCAACTTACTAACTATGTGACCACAACTAACGTGTCTAATGGAAATACAATTACAAGTTTTAACTTAACTAGTACCACAAAATATGGTCAACGGTTTAGGTCTTACACTCAAGCAGGGTTTTTTACGTTAGATAGTGGCGTTACGCAACAAAACACAAACAATTCGTGGATCAACCGTTTTGGTGAAATAACTTTTGCCCCTCAAGAACTGACGCTTAGTTCTAAAATGGTTCAATCGGCAGCTGCTGACGCCGCCGAACCGTTTTGGAACAAGATCCTTAACATTGAGTCGGTGATGTGGCAACCAGTCCAGTTGACCTATACGCCGACCGGGTGCGCTCAGCAAACCAAAATGTCGGTTATTGCTAGTCGCCGTATTTCGGCTACACCGTCGGATTGTCAAGTAACGTTAGGTTTGTTGCCCGCATACCAGTATCAAAGTTTTATTTTGGACGACACATATTTAGGCATACTTGACAGTAGTCGAGTGGCATAAAGGAGAAAACATTATGGCTACACAGTGGACAGCAGGGACAACTAGCGGGCAGGTGTTGACTGCGGCGACGCTTAACACCATCGGGGCCGTTGCGGAGGCTTATACGCCAGCACTAACGGCGGTAACTACAAACCCGACTTTAGGCACTGGAAGTTATCAGGAAGGCAGATATCAAGTAATTCAGAAAAGGGCATTTGTTGAAGGTGCAATCTTTTTTGGTACTTCAGGTGCTGCGGCTGGTACAGGAAACTATCGAATCAGTGTTCCATCAGCCGTTTCAATAAGAAGTAATAACGCACCAATCGGGTACGGTCTTTTTTATGACGCTTCGGCAGGTTATATCTTTTACCCGATGCAAGCGTTTTATGTATCAGCAACCACTTTTCAATTAGTAGTTGCTTCACCTGCTTACACTGCCGCAAGCATTCTTTCATCAACTGTTCCAGTAGTGCCAGGAAACTCTGACCAAATGCGTTTTAATCTTTGCTACGAGGTGGCATGATGAACCTTTCCCATAAACTTGACCCCGACGAAATACCAAACGAACACCTGCTGGAACGAATGCGCCTGCACCGTGACCGCCTACTGAAAGAGTCCGATTGGACACAAACGGTTGATGCACCCGTAGACCGTGAAGCGTGGGCGACCTACCGTCAAGCCCTTAGAGACTTCCCAGCGACATGGACCGCAGGACCCGAAGCCGACTTTCCCGATACACCATGAAAACGCTCGCCGTGATCGCAGCTCTTGCAGTCGTCCTCATGTTCGTCGTCACAGGGTGTAGCGACCGCACTCGAAACAACT